CAGCCATTCGCCGCCCTCCGTGATCCGCCGGCGGTTCCACCGCCGGCGGCTGTCATCCCTGCCTGCCCGCTCCGCGGGCTCCGTGCCGAAGGCTTCGTGCCCCGGCCCGTCCTTCACTCGATTTCGATGTCGCTCGGCGAGACGGTCACGAAGACCTCGGTGTCGATCTCGACGATCACGCGGATCTCGTCAGCGTGGACGCAGGTGCCCGACCATCGTTTGCCCTTCGTCTCGCCGCGGATCGCTTGGCCGCGCTCCGGCAGGCTCAAGCCGTAGAGCTCCTGCATGCCGGCGATCGCGCCGGCCGCTTCCGCATCACCCGCCATGACGTTGCTCGACATTCGCCGTCTCCTGTTGCTCGAGCCGTCGAAACAGCTCGGTCCTGTAAATCGCTTGGTCGTGGTTCGCCACGACCTCCAATCTCACGCGGTCGCCTCGCAGGCTGTGGACAAGAACGACAACGTCATCTGCTGGGTCATCACCGGGAATGGTGATGCTTTGGCCTTCGCGTCGATCGAGCCTGAGAGGCATGCCTGTTCCTTCGCCTTTTTGGTGGCCTTCCACCGCTGATGGACTTCCTGTCGCTGTCGCTGCCGGTACTGAACCGTCGCGCTGCTCGGCCGAGCCGTGCAGCCGAACTGAGCGAGTTGCCGTTGTTCTTCCGTCCAGCCGGCTTGCACTTCCCGAGCCCGCTGCTGAATCACGCTGCTGATCGGGTCGTGTGGCGTCGGAAGGCCGGTGCGAACCGACCACTCGTGCCACACCCGATCGACCGAATCCCGAACCACCCAAGCCGTCGTCTTGACGCTCAAACCGATCCCAAAGCAGATGTCGATCAGGTCTTGATCGAGCCTCCCGTTGCCGCCCTTGGTTTCCATTCCAATCCCCTAACGCTATACACCCGTTCACTTAGATGCTTCGATCCTACCCACGATCGAGAACGGGTCACCCCCACCAAACCACGGGCGAAACGGGCATCCTTGCCAAGGTGTCCAGTAAGGGCCGCTACCCGCCCTTGGTGATAGACCAAAACGCCTGCGGACGTTTCAATCCTCAAGCGTGGCGGGAGGATAAGGGCCGATATCCGCCCTTGTCAACAGCACAAAATCGGCGTCGAGAAAAACGCCGAATCACCGGCCTTTTGTAGGCCGCTGCTGCTTCTTCGTGGCAGCGGAGGCTGCCTCGGCTCGCTTGCGTTTCGACCGATTGCTGACGGTCGATGCGTACTCCTCGGCGGAGGACCGCAGAACCATGAGCGTCCTGGCTCCCATTCGCTGAGCGACGAGCTTCCCTTCCTCGATCCGCTTCAGAATCGTGCGGGGATGAACGCCGACGATGTCGGCCGCTTGCGACACGGGCACCAAGTCGCTGACCGAGGGAGACACCTTTGCCACGCCGCACCTCCGCCGTGCATCCGCTTTCGCGTCTGCGTAATGTTCCTTTGCCGACCGATAGTTCAACGGAGAGGGCGGGATTGTACATCCGTCTACTACTGACCATGCGTCCAGTACAATCCGAAGGAACCTCCGGTCGGCACAGGACACGGCGACACGCGGAAGCGTATCGACCGATCTGCAAGGAGGCGAGGCCGTTTATCGGAGAGCCTTGCGATGAAACTCACGGAAGCACTCAGTCGGTACGTGGTAATTCAGGATCTGTCGGCGCGGTCGGAGGTGCTCTACCGGCACTCGATCGCAAAGTTCGCCGAGCACCTTGGCCACGAGCCGACGGCCGACGATCTGACGAGCATGCGTGTTGCCGAGTTCCTTCGGTGGCGGGCCACCAACACCCGAGCCGGCAAGCCGATCTCGCCCGACAGCGTAAGCAAGGATCGCTCGCAGATCCTCGCCCTCTGGCGTTGGATGCGTGAAGAGGATCTGACCGTCGGCAAAATGCCACGACTGAAACGCCGACCGAAGATCGCACGGACGCCGCGGGCTTACACTTCGAACGACATCGCCCGGCTGATCGTGCAGGCTCGCAAGCGCCGCGGCCGGACCGGCGGTCTGCCGTCGGCCTGGTGGTGGTCGTCGATCCTGTACGCCCAGTGGTGCTGCGGTGCCCGCATCGGCGAACTAATGCAGCTCCGGTGGCGGAACGTCGATCTCGTCGCCGGTCGCGTGCTCTTCGAGGCTGACACCCGCAAGGGGCGGCGCGCCGACATCTCCCACGCCCTGCCGGCCGATCTGTGCCGGCAGCTTGAGGAGCATCGCGGCGGCCCCGACGATCTCGTCTGGCCGTGGGATCGGAAGCAGCCCACCTCGATCTACCCGTCGTTACGAGTCCTCTGCCGGACTGCCGGCGTGGCATACCTTCCGTTTCATGCCGTGCGGAAGTCCTCGGCGTCGTACGTCCACGCCGGGGGCGGTGACGCCACGGCCCACCTGGGGCACCACAGCACGGAGATGACGCGGACGCATTACCTCGCCCCAGCGATCACCCAGACGCGGTCGGCCCTCGACTACCTGCCCGCCCTCGATCTCGGCGAGGAGGCCGAGTTCGTGCCGGAGGACTGATCGGACTGGCGGATTGCCCTTTCCAGCGGATACCCTACCCCCACCTTAGAGGAGACGAGCATGGCGACGGAATGGTACTTGCGATCCGGGTCTACCGTGACCGGACCGCTTTCGACGGATCAGTTGAAGGCGATGGGAAAGAGCGGCCGTGTCACCGAGGGCATGGAGGTGTCAAAAGACGCCTCCGGCCCCTGGCACCGGGCGTCTGGCGTCAACGGCCTCGTCGTGGTGCCGGCGGCCCAACCCGCCCCTGCGGCCCCTGCCGTCGTCGCTCAAGCCCCGCCGGCCGCCAAGCACACGACGGTCCTCGTCGATGTGCCAAAGCCGCGGCACGTGACGACGGAGGCCACCGGGAAGGGCATCAAGCTCCAGCAGTTGATCGCCTTGGTGATGCTGCTCGTCGGTCTGGGACTGATCATCGCCGGCGTGCAGACCGTCGGCGGACAAGGTGCCGAGCCTGGAACGGGCGGCGGAATGTTTCTCGGCGGGGTGCTGATGTTCACCGTCGCGGTCGTGTGGCGGATCGTGCTTCGTGCCCTGAAGTGGTGGCATCACGACTGATGAAGGCAACCGTGTTGTCGATCATGCTCTGGCTGCCGATCACGATCCCGGTGGCGCTGCTGCTAAGGTGGTTTGCCGGTTGAAGACTCTGCCATCGGAGGGACGCATGAATCTGTATCTGCTGACACGACGCGGCGGCATGCCTCCGCACTCGTGGGACGAATGGATCTCTGCCGTCGTCGCGGCCGAGACTCCCGAGGATGCCGTGACCATTCACCCCGGCGGAAGTCCGAATTGGGCTCCAGGGGAAATGTGGGTTCCGGCTGCCGAGGTGGATGCCACGCTGATCGGCGTTGCCGTGGCTGGCACCGAACGCGGCGTCGTCCACAACTCGTACAACGCCGGTTGAAGACCCCGCCCCCGGCGCGACGGCAGCCCGCGGGCATTGCCGGTCAGCGGCCGGGGGCAGGGCTTTTACGGCACCCGCACGGGCAGTTGGCTTCGCACTTCATTTCGATCCGCCCGTCCGGCTTGTAGACGCCGTTGACGCACTTCCCACCGCATGCACACTTCGCCGGTGCCGGGGGCGGCGTCGGGGCCACTTCCGGGGCGAGGCTCGCATAAGCCGCGGCGACGGCCGCGGCGGCGCGTGGCGGTTCGCGGTCGATCTCAGCCGGGTCGGCGGAGAGGCTGGCCAACAGAGCGAGGAGGGAGCGGTAGAGGGTCATCGGGTTGCGCCTTCATCGGCGGGCTTCTCCGGGGCGGGCGATCGCCGCTCCTTCTCTGCCCGCATGTCCGACTTCCAGACCTCGAAGCCTTCCTCGCACAGCGACGGCGGCCCGCCTTCTTCGTTGGGCACATCGCCGCGGCATTGCGGGCAACCGTCGTAGTGCTTGGCGTATCGCGGATAGATGACTCGCGTCTCAAGGTTTGAGAGCTTGCGATCGAGAGCCGCCAACGTCCTTGGGATCAGCCCGGCCGACTGAAGCCGCTGGTCATGGTTGGCCAGCTTCGCTTCGATCTTGTCGATCCGATCGATGGCGGCGCTGAGCCTGATTCGCTGCTGGAACGGGAACAGCCCAAAGGCTGCCGCTCCAATCAAGAGCGGTATCGCAACGATGGCGACCAAGATCACGCCGATCCATTCACGCAGCTTGTCGATGGGCGTCATTTGGCTTTCTTCCAGCGATACCGTCGAAGGGAGTAGATATTCCACAGCGTCCCGTCGTTGCTCTCGAGCATCCAACCCCAGCCCATGTCGCGGATCACGAAGTCTTTCGTGCCCTTGTGCGGGATGTGAACCGTGACCGCATCGCCGGGCCTGAGCGGCAATTCCCGATGCTGCATCGGGATCAGTGCCAGCAGCAGGATTCCGACGAAAGCCGCCATCCTCACCAGCCCTCCCCGTGGTCAACCACCCTGTGCCCGTCGGCATCAACCGCCGGCGCGTGGACAAGCTGCCGGCCGTCGGCCTGCGGCGGCGCCTCGGCGGCAAGCGCCATCCACAGCCCGAGCCGCGCGGCGATCCGGGCCAGCCGGCCGACGGCCTGGAGGACCGGCCGCTGCGGCGTCGGGTTGATCGGGCTCGACGGCGAGGAGCCGAGCCACCAGCCGAGGGCGAGACAGACGGCGACGGTGGCGATAGTGCGGCGGTCGATCAGCATGGCGGCCTCAGGGGGCGAGAGAGAAAACGTCTGCGATCAGGCGGGCGGGTTGCAGGCGGGCGGCGGGGGCGGGTTGGAGCCAGTTGCCGTTGTCGAGGGGAACCGGCTCCCAGTTGGCTGTGGTCGAGTAGGCCCACGAATCGCCAGCCGCGGCCACTTCCTCGAAGTCCTCGCGGACGATCCAGAAGGAGCCGTCGGGCTGGTCGGCGGGGAACTTCCCGCCTCCCTGCGGCGGCCATGTCACATCCCACGAGTTGAGAACGAGAGCGCCGTCTCGCGGATTCTTCGTCCCCGGCGGGGCGTTCGCGGCCCATCTGAGGCCAGCCACCGCCATCTGGTGCGGCCATGTCCCGTTCCGCCGGATGAAGCCGTCCGCATCGCGGGCGCTCGCCTGGAATCCGACGTTGCTTGCGATGGTGACCGGCATCCCGGCGGACAGCGCGTGGACCAATTCTGTCCAGGTGGATACCCGCGACACCTTCTGAATCGGGTGCTTCTTCGCCTCGGCATCGAACTTCCCGTCGTCGTTCTTCCCGCCGTTGCCGTACGCGCCCCAGTCACGCTCGAGGTGCTGGCCATTCGTCAAGTCGAAGCCAAAGGCGGTATAGGGCTGCTGATATGTGATGCCCCAATCCCGCACCCACTTCGCCGCATGGAAGCCAGTGCTTCCGTCGCTGAATCCGCCGTATGGCTGCCGCCCGTCTCCGGGCCTGCCCCGCGCCTCGACGCGGGAACCGCCATAGATCGACGGCGTCGAGGGTCGGAGCGGAACTTCGCCCCGGAGTCCTGCTTCCCATGCCACCGCCTCCGCCAGATAGACCGCGTGTTGGGCACCGTGCGCCACGCACGAACCGACCGACGCTTGGTTGCTGACCTTGAACGGGATTCCGTACCGCTTGCGGCTGGCTTTGTCGGCCGCGCGCCAAAGGAAAACGTCCTGGCCGATCGGCACGGCCATCGCATCGGGGGCCGCGGACGCGAAGACGCCCTCGCGGCCCATCGCGGAAACGAACTCGTCAGCGCCGACGATGTCGGCCTTCCAACCGAACCGGCTCTCGACCTTCCCGGCGATCCGGTGCGTGGCCCGCTCGACGAGAGCGCCGATGACGGCCGCGAAGATCACGAAGCCGACAGCGGACCACGACCACATCTGGGCCTGACGGCGAGTCATGCTGTGGCCTCCAACGGGAGAACGGCCGCGGCAATCCGTGCCCTTGCGATCTCGACGTACTCGGCCTCTCGCTCGATGCCGACGAAGTCAAAGCCCTCGCAGACAGCGGCCTTGCCCGTCGAGCCCGAGCCGGTGAACGGGTCGAGAACGACCCCGCCGGGCGGCGTGACGAGGCGGCAGAGATACCGCATCAAGGCGGTCGGCTTGACGGTGGGGTGATGGTTGCGGCTCTTGTTGTGGTCCTTCGTCTTTGGGGCGTGGTCGGTTGTCCCTTGCCACTCGCCGTACCGATTATTTCCGCGTTCCCCCAGGCCATCACACCCTTCATCCCGATCCGCCTTGCTCGCCTTCGCACAGTAGAAGAAGCGGGCGGCGGAACCGGAGTCGGCCATTGGCCCAACTCGACCGCTGCCGCCACTCACCTTTCCGTAGACCGCATTGCATCCGCGGGCTGCAGGAAACGCCCCACCGTCACGCTCCGGAAACAGCCCGACAACTTCCTCGCTTCCGTCGTGGATCAGGTTCGCGGGCCAGCGACCCAGTTGCTCTGCCTTTTCTACTGCCGCAGTTCCTCTTGCTATGCAATCTGCGACGGCTTTTGCGTCGTGTTTCCAGGGGCGATCCCAACCTTCGTTTTTAGTGCTAACGCGACCGCCGTTCAGCTTGTCGCCATTCGCCCCCACCCTGCACCCATCGACATTGATCCCGCCCGTGCCATGCGTCAGCACGTTTTCCGCGACGGTGCCGCAGAGCGGCTTGCGGGCCACGATGATCGGCTCCCAGGCGGGCTTCAGGGCCGTGCCCCAGCCGGACCACTGCGCGGCCTCTTGCGTGATCGCTTTGGGGTCGAGGACTGTGCCAGCGTTCAGCCTTGTCCATTCGTCCTGGGCGTAGCAGGTGCTGACAGACTTGCTGCGGACAGTCGATCGGCCTCGCTCCGCCCCTGCCGCCTTGTCGATCGCCTTGCTCACGTCGTGCGACTTCGGGAAGCCCGAGCCATAGACCCACATCACGCAGTCGCGGATCTCCCAGCCAGCATCCTCGATGGCACACGCGAGACGGTGATAGGTGCGGGTGCCGCCGAAGGCCAGCAGATGGGCACCGGGCTTCGCCACGCGAAGCGCTTGCGTCCAGAACTCTTCGCCTGGGACACCGTGGTCCCAGCCCTTGCCCATGAACGAGAGCCCGTAGGGCGGGTCGCACACCACGGCGTCAACGCTCTCGGCGTCGAGCGTTGCCATCACCTCGCGGCAATCCCCGTGGTGAACGACGAAGCTCATCGTGTCGCCTCCGCCGCGGCCTGGGCGACGGCCCGGTAAGCCTTCACCCACTTCGCCCGAGCGGCGGCATCGACCGGCCCGCCCTCGGTGCCAGCCTCGGCGTCGAGGAACCGCTTGATCTCATCGCGGACGGCAGGCTGCCGAGCCCCGAGCGAGACGCCACGGGTGCGAAGCTCCCGAGCGGCCCGTCGCAAGTCATCGAACGCGGCCCCGGTGCGGAGGCGCGGTTCGGCTTGGGAGCCGTCCCATTCGATCTGCCCGGCAAGCTCCTCGAGTAGGGCGGCAGTCGTGGCGGCATCGGCCGCAGCATCGACGCCGACGAACCGGCCGCGGAGATCGAGTCCGACCACCGGCGCGGGGCCGGGGGCGGGGGCGGGCGTTCCAGATTCACGAATCGAGAATGCGATCATCGCCCCAGCGGCGAGGATCGCCAGGAGCGTGAGCGGGTGCGGGCCAGACGACGGGGCGGCCGGGGTCACCAGCGGGGCCGGCAGCGGCGACAGCGGCGGCAGCCCGGCCGGGGCGTGCGAACGCGAGTAGAACACCCACACGACAGCGAGTGCGGCGAGTCCTATGGCGGTCGTCATGCGACGGGCTCCGGGGCGGCGGCACGGGTCAAGACGAGGATCTGTTCCAGAGCCCCGCCGGCGGCCGAGAGGACGAGTACGCGAACCGCCGGCCGCAGGATGAACCACACCGGCCACGCCAGCGTCGGCACGCACGAGTCCGCCACCGCGTCGAACAGCGTCCCGACGCACGACAACGCCCACGACTTCTTTGCTGCCCCGTCGAGCGTGTTGATCGTGTCGAGCCCGGCCACCGCCAGGCGGATCACCTCGACGGTCAGCGAGCCGAACTCGCTGACGGTCAGCCCGCCGGCAGACTTGAGCCGGGCACCGGCGATCAGAGCCAGGACGGCGGATTGAAGCTGATCGGGAGTCATGTCAGTACCCCGCTGGGCCAGTTGTTGCAGTTCCTGCAATCACAATCGAATAGGCGACGGAGCCG